AACACAGCCCAGATTCCATCACTGGCCAACACCTGCTCACTTTTGTAGGTTTGCTTGTTGGTGTTCTCGATCAACACCGATGGTTTTGGTCTGCTCATCCATTATACTCCTACATTTATTTATCCCAAATGTAGGTAGTTTTAGAAGTCTTTACCGCCCAGTTCCACTGTTATGGTCTGTTCTTGCAGTGCCGTCAACAGGCGATTTTGTAGTTCTGTCACTGCCAACAGCATCTTGGTTATGTCGCGATGTAGGTCTTTAGCATCCTTCATTGGCATCATGAAGTCTTTCTGACCGCGTGATTCATGTGCCTTGACCGAGTCAATGAATCGATTGATGTGGATGCTCACACAAAGACCTCTTCATCCAAGTATCGCCGCAGTTCCTTGTCAAGAGGTTCCACACGGTAGTTGTGTTTGAAGAAGATCTCGTATGAGTCCGATCCATACTTGCCAATGCCATATAGTTTGGTGGCATCATTACCGTCCCAATTGACATAGTCTGCGGTCATTCGGCGTATGCGATTCTCTTTTACTGTGCTCATGCCCAGGCTCCAGATGATGTTCTTTACCTCTTCGGGTGTGCTGAGCAATAGACTACCCGGGGTGGGCCAGTGGTGCATGAATAGTGGATACACTGTCTTGACAGGTTTGCGGCCAGTCTGGTTCAGCATAATCACTGCTACCATGTGTCTCCACTTTTCTACATAAGGAACATCTTCCGAGCCCAGTTGTTGCTGGACCATGAGATCATCGCGCAGGGGTTCAATCATCGTGTTTGTATGAATTGGTCGAGTTCAGGAGGCTTCCATCCCTCGGGTTTGAGAACTTTACCATCTTCGCGTTTTTTCACGAATCCGGTGATAGGATCGATCTTGTCAAGATTACTTCTCATGACTTCGGCCCAGGCACCTTCACCATCCACACCAAGGCTATGGATAGCACCGATAGTCACAACCATGATGTCGATTAGAGCATCTAAACATTCTGTTGGGTTAGCAGCAGCATTGGCCACCCAAAGTTCATCCACTTCTTCTTGGATGAGCTTGGTGTAAAGGTTGAACTGGGGTTCATTCCACGCACCGGTGGGTTGATTGCATGCTCGCATGAAGCGGGCTTGATCCTTGAATGGATTGGTCATAGGGTTCCTTTGTTTTTTCTTTCTAAATGTGCTGCTCTTCTTGCTTCGGACCAGGGTTTTCCTTTGAGATGCCCCCAACTCGATTTTCTTTCTGCCTCGGTTAATGTGTTTCTTCTCTTTGCTGCTTCTCGCATCTTATCAGAAGATTCAACTGAATGTTCTTTACCTTTAAATGGGTTGTTATCTTTCATCCAATCTTTGTGTCGTTCAACCTTGGCTAATATTTTTACTGGATCCTTTATGATTTCGTTATAAGTTTTTCCTTTATATTTTCCTGGAAGGCCTCGACGAGCATCTCCTATTTTTTGTTTGGCCTCTTCAGTATGAATGAAAGTTCCGCCATCGCCTGATTCAGGTTTTAGATTTGCCCACTTGTTACTTTCTACTACATTCCACAACTTGCTATAATGTAGCCCCATGTTTTTGATTTCGGTTTTATCTTCACTTTCAAACAATATTTCAGTGTCAAAATCATACCCATGTTTATCTAAATGAGCACGCCACCATTTTCCAGATCCAGGGTATTTGCAAGGATCTTGGCGCGAAGTTTGCCCTAAATATTGCAATCCGGTTTTCTTGTGAATTTTTCTATACAGGTATATCATACCTGTATTTAGCACAGGAGTCACGGAAGGGGTTTGTCATTGGCTTCTTCTCTTGTGTAAAAAGGACCTTGGTAAGGATATCGTTCCAAGGTAATCAACTTGGGGCTCTGAACTATGCTCCAAGTGCGGCGTTGTTTGACCTGATACCAACCAGCAGCATACCACGAGCGTGATTTGTTGTTCTTGGTAAACAAGGGCAGTTTATGTTGAACATTCCAGATGGGGTTATACACTCGCGAACCACTAGGATACCCTTGCACTTGATAACTGGCAGGCTCCTTGTTGGTCTTGTTTCCCACTGCTGGAAATTCAATATCAACTTGCTTGCGGATCATGGCCATGGTCTTGAAAGGCATGACCTTGTTGTTGATCCTTACGGCAAAACCATCTCCTGTGGCTTCGATGTTGCCGATCTTTTTGTCATCCTTGGTGAGGATGTAGAACTGGTCTTTAACTATGGGCTTGGCTATTATACTCATCTAGTGTTCCTTTGTATGTGTTGTTGAGCCAGGCAGCATATTGCTCTGGCGCCTCGGATATCTTTGTGAGTTCGTATTTGCCGCAGAACTTCATGAACCGCACACCCACTTGACCAATGTCTTTGTGGCTGATCTGTTCGCGGATGGCACCATCCACTTTGGCTTTGATCTCCTTGGGCTGTGCAGTGAGATCCACCAGCACACGATTGCGTTCGTAGTCGTCCTTCACACGATGTTCCACGCCATTATGGTCTGACCAGCGTTGCAGCATGAGATTGTTCCAATTGAATCCGCGGTTTGTGCGATCTTCAAATGCTTCGCGCAGCCCAACTTTGTTCTTGGTGCCTTTTTCACGCACACCTGGATAAGCAGAAAACACATTGTCACTTGTGTCACCGCGCATGCACTTCTCAAACAACAGCCACTCTGGGTCTGGAATCACCTTGTCTGTCTTGGTCTTTTTGTCTTGCACACGGCGGCCCTTGGCATCAAAAATGCCAGTGACTGTATGTAGTTCGTCAGTGATGCCGTTGTATTGGCTCACATTGGGTGCTAAAAGTTGCACGAAATCGGTATCTGATGAAATAATGTAGTGCTCGTCCTGTGGATGCAGGGCAATCCAACGAGCGATAACGTCGTCTGCTTCGGCTTCTGGGTGTCGGATAACACTACAGTTGGTGCCGTCAGCCAAGTATTTAGTGAAGCTATCATAGGTCTCCCAGAACAGCTTGTCTTCTTCTTGTTCTGTCGCGCTAAGTGCTGCACGGGCCACAGCACGATTCTTCTTGTAGGGCTCGTAAAAGTCCTTGCGCCATGAACGACCTTCCAGTGCAAAAACCACATGATCCGCAGCGAACTTCTTGTTCACCTTGTTCACGGAACTCATCACGATGTGTAGAGCGTAGCCGATCTTTTCCCAAGCATCGGCAGCACGGAACACCGAATGTCGGGCACGGAAAAAGGTATTTGCTGTGTCAATCAACAGGTAACGCATCAGGATTCCATATGTTGTTTTCTATACAGTATTGTAACACAAAGTCAGCCCAAAAGCAATGGGCATCTTTGCCGAAATGCCAAGAATCTGATCTTACCGTATGGAATCCGGCTTCTCGTAGTATGTGATCATAAGTGTATTGGGAATATGGTGCGATGTATGCATTGTTCCAATCTTCTTGGTGCCAGGCACCAGAACGGATTCGATCAAATGAATTGTTGCCGTTGAAGAACACATGCGGAATCTTTGCTGCATCTAGATCCAAATGCAGTTGCCATATCTCGTCGTGCCAGTATTGCTGACACCAAGTCCAATCGACATTGACTACAAATAGTTTGTATTGATCTACCAGTTCGTCAGGAACATGGTCTGTGCCCGAACTGCCCACCTGCAAGTATTCGCCATCATGCAACCATTCTTCACGCTCCCATGTGCTCCATTGTATCACTGCCAGTGCAGATTCCCAAGGCACCAAGTTCTTCATCCACTCGCGTGTGGTTCTCAAGATGCGAGCATTAGAGGCTGCACTTTCAGCATCACAGATCAATCGAGCATTTAATCTGGTGGCCAGTTGTTGTCCCCAACTTACTCGAAGATTGTTGGGATGTGGTCGTCGCCCTAGTTCAGGATAGCCATCATCCTCAGCAAAGGCTGCTGGACTCGCTGCTTCGGCAGCAGCGGTATGGCTATCGCCATTAACATATAAGATCATTGATTATGTTGTTCAACAAATAATCAGCAAACATCTTATGTCCATCTTCATAGAGATGTTTTGTTTTATTAGTTTTGAGATGATTGTCTTCGGCCCATTTACCTATGTTGAACCCGTGTAGATCTCTCACGTTAGGATCTTGACTAATTTTCTGAAATGCTTGCAAGTTTCTTAAACTGGTCCAATTTAGATTTCTAAAATCTGTATTGTCGGCCGCTGAAAAAATATGATACGGAAGATTGAGAGATTTCAATGTCTGTACAAACATAAACATCTTGACATAAAAATGTGTTGCCTGTTTGTTGATATTTTGATCAATCACTGCATGCATGGTTGCTTCATCAACAGTTTCTATCCACCCGGCAGCTACAAACTGTGATCCAGGATAATCTTTTATTCTTTGTACGTATTTTGAGATATCTTCGATCCAGATTTCTTCTCTAGTAATAAAACTAAAACCAACAATTATCAATGGCCGTTGATGTTGTTTTAAATTTGCACAGTATTCAAGGGTGGTTCGAAATATACGGTCGTTGCAACTTCCTGCAATGGCATGATTCGTTACAGGAATATCTATCTGATCGGAAATAAAATTGCTGTACGCAAACTGCTGTGTATTGTTTGCAGAATAACTGTCGCCGTTGATGTAGATCTCTGTGATCACCACTTAACTCACTTCGCTACGGCCACCGCCAACATCAGTGCTGCGAACCCACATGCCACTCTTGGCGATGGCTTCTTCTTGTTCCCAGGTCTCCATTACCACATGTCTACATACGTTCTGGAACCAACGGTCCACAATCTCTGCGTCAGTGTCGTCCTTCTTGATCATGTAGCCTGCCTTGACCAATCTAGCCACAAAGATCTCGTTCCAGTCCAGTTCAAATGCACCTTGATGCAAGTTGTCCAGATCCACATCCAGACTCACGATGTTCACATAAGGCTCTTTTTTCTCATTGGCGATCTCTTTAGCAGTCTTGGGTTCTTCCTTGACCTTCTTTTCTCTGGGCACAGGAGGTTCCTTTACCTCAGGTGCGGGTGCAGCAGCCAATGCTGCCAGGGCTTTTTCTTTTGCGCCATTGGCGCCAAACAATCTATCAAACAGTCCCATCATGTGCCCCATTCGTTCTTGAATAGTGGCACTTGGAGTCGATCACTGTACCGCCAGCCTTTTCGCATTGCCATTTCTGCCACTGCCCTATTATTAAGAGCGTACACCCGTTCAACACCACCAATAGGCATAATATACACAGGCCCCGTAAAGCCCC